ACAGGAAATATGCAGAAGAAGTTATTGAGGAATGCGCGTCATTTCCATACGGCGATCATGATGACTTAGTCGATTCCATGACTATGGCTGTTATGCGATTCAGGCAGGGAGGTTTCCTACCCCATCCAGAAGATTACGAAGACGAAAAACAACCACCTAGGAAGATGGAGTATTATTAATGGCAGCAAATGCAGTAACAAAATTTATAGCAGCTTTACAGTCTCTTGTAAGACAAGGACTTAGTAAACAAGCAGCTGAACAATTTGCTAAAAATGAATTTGGTGAAATTAGTAAATTTTTACAAAAGAGAATTGACGATGTATATAAAAATCCAAAAGGTGAGGGTATTAAAAGTATAAAAATTAAAGATGAAGTGTTTGACGACACTGTAGTCAAACTACCAATCGATGATATGGGTAAACCTTTTAATCCTAACAATCCATTAAAAGAATATGGTAAAAAAGGAAAAGGTAAATTTACTAAAGCAGAATATTTAATTCAACGTTTAAAAAATACAATTAAAGCAAATCCTGACGATGCATACGTTCAAGAAAATTTTCCTAATTTTATTAAAGAAATAGAAGCTAACCCAGATCTTGCTAAAAACGAAAATGTATTTAGAGAATTAGGTGGAGACTTACCAAGTAATCAAAAAATAACTGTCTACGATGATGACACTTTAGATTTTGCAACATTAAAACCTACAAAAAAATTTCAATTAAACAAAGAAAAATTTAAACAAGATTTTAATGTTACTGATGATGAAGTAGAAAGAATAACTAAACTTTCTTCAGATGAACAACAAAAAACATTACAAAAATATATTGATAAAGATTTTAAAGAACGAATTGAACTTTCTGATTATGACGTTACAGATTTAGAACCAAATGCTGAAGGTGGTATAGTGGGTTACTACACAGGGGGTATGGTTGACGTTGAGCCAAGTCTATCTGACATCGGTCACGGTTCAGATGCATTGATGGCTAGAACAAGATTAATGTCACCAGGTAGTCAAGCAACTACATCAACTGGTTTAAATTATTTACTTGCAGAAGATAATGACAACATAAGAGTTCCGTTTGGAAATGGAAAAAATTTTGAAATGTATTTAAGAGAACGTGAACAAATAGAACGACAACAAAGATTAGAACAATTAATGAAAGAGTATAAAGATGACATGAATAGAAAAAAAGTTATGCAACAAAAACAAGAAGCAGCAGAAGGTGGTCGTATAGGTTTTTCAAAAGGTAAAGGTGTAGATTTGTTACGAAGAGGATTTTTAAAAACTATGGGAGCAGCTGGTGCAGGTATCGCTGCACTTAAAACAGGATTATTAAGTTTAGGTGGTAAAAAAGCAACAAAAGAAGTTGCTAAAGAAATTATAACAACACCAAACGCACCAGGTAAACCAGAATGGTTTGATGCTCTTGTAACAAGAGTTATAAGAGAAGGTGATGATGTTACTAAAACAATGGCGACTAAAGATAGAGAAATTGTTTACAGAAAAAAAATAGATGATGAAACAGACGTTATGGTTACACAAGATTTAGATGAGGGTGTAACTAGAGTTGATATTGATGACCCAGTTAGAAATGTAACAGGTTTTGATGATCCACCAACTGTGTCATTACAAGTTACCGATGAAATTGTAGAAGAAGGTGGTGCAAGAATTAAACCAGAATTTAAAGCTACAGAAAATGATTACAGGAATTATGCAACAGATCCTGATGGTGGTTATGAAACAGAGTTTATTGAAAACACAGTTGATAATACAAAAGACCTTACATCCGATCTTACAAAAATAAAATCGTTTGCAACTAATAAAAAAGAAACAATGAAAGAGTTTGTTGAATCTAAAAAAAGAAAAGACAATGTTAAATATGCAAATGAAAAAACATCATCATATGCAGCAGATCGTGGACCTGATTACGACCCAAGTGATTACATAGACGATATGGCCGATGACATGGCATCTGGTGGTCTTGCTAAAATGTTAGGAGAATAATGGAATACGATATAGAAAATATTTTATCCATGTACGAAGACGACTACAACCCTGGTCCAAGGCTCATGGACCAAGAACCACGGATGGGTTACTACAAAGGTGAGTCAGTAGTTAAATCTCATGGTCAACAAATAAAAGAACTTACAGAAGCAGGTGAGTCTAGTGTTTCAATTGCAAAAAAATTAGGATTAAGACAACAAACAGTTAATGGTGCTATGGACGCTATGGATAAAGGCATAGCTGGAGAAAAATTTAAATTAAGCAAACCACGTAGTGAAATAATAAAGTTAGCTGTAAATGAAACAGGTGTAAATTTAAAAGATCCAAAACACTTAAACGAGGTTATGGAATGGATTGATAATAATCCTAAAGCTAATCAAAAAGATGCTATTAAAATTTTTGGAAAAAGAAAAGCAAAACTTGTTGATTCTAAATTTTATGGAAGTCCTGGTAAAAAGTGGGATGATGAAAAAGCTAAATTAAGAAGAGCGGCTGAAAAAACATGGACAAACAGATATAGCAATATATCTATTGAAGACAAAACTAGAGGCGATAAAACATTTCACAGACATCACGCAGGAAGTTTAAGAGAAAAAGTAGGCACAGACAATACGATGTTTTTAAAAGCACAAGACAACTATAAAAACATTAGACCTTTTGAAAATGCTATAAATGATATTCAACAAAAACAATATCAAACTAATTTAAATAGAAATATGCCTATGGATAAAAAAAGAGAAATATTTGCCGATCTTAAAAAACAAGAAGATGCTTTAAGAAAAAAATATCCTCAATTTTCAGATTATAAAAGTACATTAGTATTTGAAGAAACTCCATTAAGTAAAACTGGGTACATGATGAAAGAAGAAATGCCTAATCCAGAACTTACTGTATCAGAAGGTAAGACTGGTCAAAAAATTAAGTATAAAAATATAACACCTTCTTCAGACGAAGGAAAAAAAGCTATTGCATTAAATAAAAAAGCTATTGCTACCAAATTAAAAAATTCAGGTTTTAAATGTAAACTTTCAAATGGTTTAAATTGTAATGATCCACGAGCTTACATAGATTCAATTAAAGAAAACATGGCTAAAGTACAAAAAGGAGATGATGCTGCAATTTCAAAAATAAACAAACTAGGAAAGTCTATGAATAAACTTAGTAAAGCTGCTAAATTTACAGGTTGGGGTATATTAACTGAAGTAGGTTTTGCTGCACCTTTCGCTGCAATAGATTACGCAAAAGGAGCTAATAAAGATGAAATTATTTCTAATGCTACCTTTGGATTGTTTGGAAAAAGTAAAGATGAACAGTTAAGAGAAAAATACGATGACTATGGACAAGCAGCAGATTTTAAAAAAACGTATGATGATTTATTGACAGCAGAAAATTTATCTAAAACAGGAGGAGGGTATAGAACACAAGCTTATAATAAATTAAAAGCAAAAGATTTAGAAAATAAATTACAAAAAGATTCTTTACAATTCACTTCTACTTTACCGCCAAGTCAAGGATTTAAATCCGGATTTGATAGCGATAAATTATTAAATATGATGGTTATAGATGCGGAAAGAGATAAATTATTTGATAAAGAAAAAGAACAAAAATCAAAAGAATTAGGTATACTAAAACCAAGCACTGGTTTAGAAATAATGTATAGTAAAGGAGGCATAGCTAGTTTAAATGTCAAAAAATAAAAAAACACAAACTAAAAAACCAAGTTTAGCACAAAAGCTTCAAGCTAATCCTGGTTTTAAATGGTGGGCAGTACCACCTAAAAAAGGACCTCTATCACAGGGGTTGAAATTACCACAAAAACAAGTTAAGAAAGTCTAGGAGAAAATATATGGCAGATATAGACAAGTCTCTCCCTAACGATAAACGACCTGAAGAAGTTGCAGAAGAGGTTAACGTTGAGGAGATTTTAGAAACACCCAAAGGACCAATCGAAGTTACAGAAGACGAAGAAGGGGCTACAATTGATTTTGATCCTCGTGCAATGCAAATGCCGGATGGCGGAGATCCTTTTGCAAACTTAAACGAATTACTTCCAGAAGAAGACACAGATTTAATTGGTAATCAATTACAACAAGATTACATGGAATATAAAATGTCTCGTAAAGAATGGGAACGAGCATATATTACTGGACTAGATTTATTAGGATTTAAATACACAAATAGAACTGAACCGTTTCAAGGAGCATCGGGTGCAACTCACCCTGTTCTTGCAGAAGCGGTAACACAGTTTCAAGCTTTAGCTTATAAAGAATTATTACCTGCAGACGGACCTGTTAGAACAACAGTAATGGGTAAATCAGATCCACAAAAAGAAATGCAAGCACAAAGAGTTAAAAATTTTATGAATTATCAGATTATGGATCAGATGAAAGAATACGAATCTGACTTTGATCAAATGTTATTTTATTTACCACTTGCAGGTTCAACATTTAAAAAAGTTTATTATGACGATTTATTGGGACGAGCTGTTTCTAAGTTTGTTCCAGCGGATGACCTTGTTGTTCCGTATACAGCTACCTCATTAGATGATGCGGAATCAGTCATTCACGTTGTCAAGATGTCAGAAAACGAATTAAGAAAACAGATGGTATCTGGATTCTATTCTGACATCGAGTTGACAAAACCAACAGGCACTATCACTAACGAGCTTGAAGAAAAAGAGCGAGAAGTAGAAGGTGTTACAAAATCCCAAAGAGTAGATCCTTTGTATACAATTCTAGAATGCCACGTTAATCTAGACTTGGAAGGATTCGAAGACCTTGGCGCCGACGGAGAGCCAACGGGAATAAAATTGCCTTACATCGTAACAATCGAAGAAGGCAGTAGGAAAGTTTTGTCTATTAGACGAAACTTTGCGCCCAATGATCCAAAGAAAAATAAAATCCAATATTTTGTCCACTTCAAATTTCTGCCAGGACTAGGATTTTATGGCTTAGGATTAATTCATATGATTGGCGGATTGAGTCGTACTGCAACTGCGGCTCTCCGTCAATTGTTAGACGCTGGAACATTATCTAACCTACCCGCAGGATTTAAGCAGAGAGGTGTCAGAGTAAAAGATGACGCCGCTAACATACAACCAGGAGAATTTAAAGATGTTGACACTCCAGGTGGTAATCTAAAAGATGCATTTGTATTCTTACCTTACAAAGAACCATCAGCAACTTTATTACAGTTGATGGGAATTGTAGTTCAAGCAGGACAGAGATTCGCGTCCATTGCTGACATGCAGGTTGGGGACGGGAATCAACAGGCCGCTGTTGGTACAACCGTAGCTCTTTTAGAACGTGGTTCAAGAGTAATGTCAGCAATCCATAAAAGACTTTACGTAGGTCTTAAACAAGAATTTAAATTACTTGCCAAAATATTTGGTGAGTCTTTGCCACCAGAATATCCTTATGATGTTCCTGGTGCATCAAGAAATGTTAAAGCAACAGATTTTGATGCAAGAGTAGATATTTTACCTGTAGCTGATCCAAATATATTTTCTATGTCACAAAGAGTATCTTTGGCACAAGAACAATTAAGATTAGCAACTTCTAATCCACAAATGCATAATATGTATATGGCTTACAGAGGAATGTATGAAGCAATAGGTGTAAAAGATATTGATAGAGTCTTGCCACCACCTCCACCAAATATGCCAAAAGATCCGGCAATCGAACACATTGATGCAATGGGCGGAAAACCTTTTCAAGCGTTTCCAGGACAAGATCATAGAGCACATATAACTGCTCACTTAAATTTTATGGCAAGTAACTTTGTTAGAAATAATCCTAGCATTACTGCAGCGTTAGAAAAAAATTTTATGGCTAGTAACTTTGTTAGAAATAATCCTAGCATTACTGCAGCGTTAGAAAAAAATATTATGGAGCATATATCATTGATGGCACAAGAACAGGTACAGTTAGAATTTCCACAAGAATTTTCTATGTTACCACAAATGCAACAAATGGCTGTACAGAATCCACAGATTCAACAACAGCTACAACAAATATCACAAAAGATAGAAGCTAGAAAAGCGTTGTTGATTGCAGACATGACTGAAGATTTTATGAAGGAAGAAAAACAAATAACATCTCAGTTTGATCACGATCCATTACTTAAATTAAAACAAAGAGAAGTAGATTTAAAAGCTATGGACACAGAACGTAAAATGAAAGAAGATGAAGCAAGAATTAATCTTGATAGAGCTAAAATGGTACAAGCAAAAGATCTAAACGAACAGAAACTTGAACAAAACGAAGATTTAGCTAAATTAAGAGCTGATACAGCCATTGAAAAATCAATGATGTCTGCAGATGTTAAACTGACCTCAGATGCTATGAAAGCTAGAGACGTAAATGTCTTGAAAGGTCCAAGAAGATAGTATACTAACAATTAGGAGAAAATTATGACAAAAGATACTTTTAAGCAGTTTGTTAATAAAGACGGTTACGCTAAAGGCGGAGTACCTGTAGAAGAATCTTCTCAAAACTTGCACTTAGATCCAAGATCTAAATCAAGTATTAGAGGACAAAACTACATTGCCCAAGGTGACAGCGTTGATGTTAAAGGAACTAAAGCTATTAGAAAAGAAAAGAAACCTGTAAAGGCTACTTGGTACTAACATGTGGTTATCGGCAATTAAATTAGCCGTTTCTGCTGGAAGTAAAATTT